TTACTTCACTGTGACGATCAGGCCTTGCGCTTCCAGGGTGCCCTTTTGCGCGGCCGCGTCATCGTGGCCGGACGTGCCATCAGTCAACCTCACAACCTCGCCCGGCGCGATGACATATTGAGAGCCTTCCAGGCGATCTGATCGCCGGTACTCCCTGATCAGTCTTTCACGCAACTTCCGGCGTCCAGGACGCCCTGCGGTGATTGCATCAGCAGCCTCGAGGAATGCCGTCTCGGATTCTTTCCGGAACGCCACCTTCACGGCGCGTTTAGCCGATGCCGGGTTTTCGATCGTCACTGTCATCGCCCCGCCCCGTACTTTGCCTCACGCGCCTGTCGCGCAGCTGCCACCATGTCCGCGCGCCGGTTGTTCTCGGAAGACACAAGCCCGGTGCCTTGCGGATCTGGCCGGACAGCCGGAACCTCGCCGAATAGCTTTTCCATGGCCGCGCGTTGTGCCTTGCCGTTCTCCGCTCTTGGAGCCTGGGCGATCGGTGATGCGCGCAGCATCTCCGCAGCCGTGGAAACATCCATGCCCTTTTGAATGGCAATCTTGGCCAGCTGTTCGCGCCCGGCGTATTCGTCCAGGGCCATGATTGATGCGATCCGGTTGCGCTCGCTTGCGATCGCACCTGCGACAGCGGCCTCGATGGCGTGCTCTTGTTCTGTCATTGCGGCCTCATCGAGCATCCGGTTTGCGGTGCGGGTGCCATATCTGGCCGCCCGCTCCTGTTTCAATTGCTCTTTACTCATCACGCCACCGTCATCACGCCCCAGGAACCCCACCGATGCGGGCCTACCAATGGAGCACTCTGAGAGAGAACCTCCTCGCCGGACGGGTCCCACTGTGAGCGCGACTTGAAGAATTGCTTCACAGCCTCGTAGGAAGCTTCCGTGTCCACGATCTGCCCGAAATACTGGCGTCCGCCCATCTCGCCCGGCGCGCAAACGATCACGGTGTACGGCGGCATATAGTCCTGCCGGGTGCCGGTCTCATCTTCGTATGTGGCGTTGTAAACGAAAATTCTAAATCTGCCGTCCAGGGTGCCAGCCATCCAGCCCGACTGATAGTCCTCGCCCGCCTGAATGCCGAGATCCAGGCTTGTCTGCGCCCAGGCTCCAGATCGGCCAACGTCGAGATCGAGTCTCTCCTTAACATCGGCATGCTCTTTGAACAGCGACCACGCCAGAGGGTCCATAATGATGTCGCGGCAAACAACGCCATAACCGACAGTGCGGACGGTCAACGCCATCTGTTCGATATCGCGGATAGGGCTCGACGTGGTTTGATCCCAGGTCGCAGCGCCCGCCATTGCGATGTTCAAAGCGGACGGCATCATGAAGTCGATCGCGGTTTCCGGGTACTCCTCGCCGACAATGGTGTAACCGCCATTCAAGAGCGTCTGCGCGGCCATCCACTCAATACGGTTATTCAGAGACTCTTTGTGCTGCACGATGTCTTGTGCCAGCAAGATATCAAGACGCTGTGCCGGTGTCAGATCACCACCCCAGGACTCGCCCGGTGTACGGGAAAGTGGCCGCATTTGGTCGACGGTGGTTGTCTGCTTCACATAAGCGGGCTTGAGCGCTTTCGTCACAAAACCCTCGCGAGCCATCGGGCGACCGCGAACGGTTGGCGCCACGAATGGCGCCATGCGGCGGCCCTTCCGGACGATATCCCACTCGATATGCTGCGCGTCGGAATAGACCTCAGTCGGGAATAGCAGGCGAGTCAGGAAGCGAGACGGGACATCTGCCTCCTCGACCATGGCCTCGACATCAGCCTGGGAGTAACGTTGAATATTTGCAGGGTTGCCGCTCATTAGATTGCCACCATTTGTTTAAGCTCAGGGTCCCAGCGCGTCTGCTGCGGTACTTGCAGCGACTCCGCCGTTTGTTCGATCGGCTCGCTTTTCATCATGAAAACGGAAGGGCCATCGAGGTCGATCTCTTGCAGCGCGTCATTGCGCTTTGCAGCGTCGGTGCGGAGCGCTCCATTCCGGAGATCGTATTCAGTGATTGAAAGCCCTTCAGCAGCGGCCTCGAGCTCCTGCTGCGCGCGTTCTTTGATCGCGTCGGCATCAGCACCACCGCGAACCATGCGCGCGGCCTCAGGAGTGACCTGGGCAAGCTCATCGATCACCTTGTCCCGCGCTTCTTGGGCTGCGGCGACAGCGGCCTCATAATCGGCTTGGGCCTGCAGGGCTGCGTCGACATCGGCGGAGATGGTCTCCATGGCCTTTTCGGCATCAGCCTTCCGCTTCGCGGCGGCCTCGACCTCTTGCTCGGCGGCAGCGATCAGATCGGGCATCTCATCCTCGAGCGCCTTGATGACGCGCTTTGCAGCAGCGTGATCGCGCTCAGCCTCATCGAGATTGGCTTTCGCTTGCCGCACGTCCTCTTTTGAGGCTGCTGACAGAATGGCTGCGTTCTCTGTGTCTTCGAGAACCTTCCGCAGATGCTTCACCTCGCGCCCTAATTCAGCGTGCGAGACTTTCTGCTGATCGATAATATCGTGAACGATGTTCTTACGCGCTAATGCGCTCGAGGGGGCATCGGCCCCCAATGCTTGATCTAGGATAGACATCCTAACTCCTGTGTTTTGGTCTTGCTGTTTCCAGCCTTGTTAAAACCTTAAGGGGGGCTGCCCAAAAAGGTAAACCCCAGGGAAAACCTTGGATTCACTCCGGAATCTAACCGCGGAATCTGATCGCCTTCTGTTCAATGCGCCCAGCCTTGCGGAGATCCGGAAGACCGGATTCAGCTCCGCATTGATCCCAGTACATTCCATAGAGCTCGAGGATCTTTTCAGGATCGCCCTGGGCAAACTTCACCCGGCGATATTCCGCGTCCTGCTGTTCGCTGATCGCCCGGCCGGAGGTCAGTTTCATATAGATGTCGTAAAGCCGCTTCAGCTCGACGGAACACTCGTAAGATGATCCGCCGTTTCCAGCGGACCCGTTGTTAAAGCACGGCATCTCAGGACTCCTGATCTTGCTGCTGACGATTGCCCGGCGCGTCATCGCTTTCATCATCGGGGAATTCGTCAATGGTTTCGTTCTTGTTGCTCTCCAAAGAGCGGAGCCCCAGGGCATCGATCGTGTCTTGTTCGCGCTTCTGCTGCAGCAGGGATGCGGAGAGGTCCTCGCCGATACGAGAGCTCGCCGTCTCGAGACTGATCATGCGGTTTTTCACCATGATCTCGAGGCTCTTGGCCATCTTCACGGGGTCCATGCTGAGAGGTGTGCCCATTTTGATCGTGCACGATAAGATCGCGTCACGATGGCTCCAGAAGTCGACCTCGGAAGGGAGGAGATCCATACCCTCCTCGGTCATCAGGAACGTCTCGACAAACAGTGCATAGATCTCGCGAATGAAGGGAACCAGGACACGCGCGGCCATGCTTGCGGTGGATGCCTGCTGAAGGGCGAGGCTTAAGGTCCCGCCCGAGTAGCTCGTTTTTGAGAAGTCCCCCGACACCGCGTCTAGGTTGAGACCCATAGATCTTGCAACCTCTTTGATTGCAACGTCCACGAACGGGGAAAAGTCGCTTGAGATGTCCGCATTCAGGAACTCGACCTCCTGCCCCGGCAACAGCTGCAAGGCTGCTGGCGAGTTTGGACCGCCTACCATGTTTTGAAGCCCGGTCTTGCGGCCTTTCAGGTATGTTGCATCTCGCACTTGAACCGCGCGAACATGGTCATGCAACCCGCCCAGCGGATCTTCAGAAGATGATGCGGAGACGTAGCCGCCACCATCTGTTGGAGTATCAGGTTCAAACACCTGTCCAAGCGCAGCCTGCACCTCCTCCGTGGTCAGCTTCGACTTGAATGCGAGCATGTAGCCGGACTGAAGTGCAGCGGAGCGCCGGGCGGACTCGGACAAATCCATTTGTTGCTTGACCGCGTTGATGGCAGGACTTAGCGGACTAATGCCGCGCGATTGTTCACATCCTACTGGATCGAAATGATGCAAAACGAGCTTGCGACCGGTGGATGATTTCGGCGGGGTCCGGACGTATTCAACCTTCTGCGCAAGGGAGTCGCGCGGATTGCTATTCGCGATATGGTAGAACTTCACCTCGCCGGTTTGCTCATCGTGCTCGATGCCATCCCGGATGTCTTGCTTGTTCTGCGCGGTCGGGGATGTCTTGATGCGAGCTGGGTCTATTAGCATAATCGCCGTGCTGTTCTTCAGCTGCTGCTTCTTGTCGATCTTGCTGAGAGCGGCAATTTCCCCATTCACGAGAAAGCTTCGATAGGCCTGCCAGAGGAACGCCAGGAAGTTGTGCTTCCGCGAACTGTCGACATAATTCTGATCGCTTGAAATGTAGCTTTGCCACTCGAGCTCGACGCGATCTGAGAACGTCTCCGCCCATTCTTCCGTCGCACCCGGGATAAGGCGCCAATTTGGGGTAGACTGCACCCGTGGAGCCTTGCTGCCGATCGCCAGCACGCAAATAAGATCGATCGCCCCGGCCAGGAATGGCGCGGTCTGGGCGAGCTGTTTAAGTCGGGCTTCTGTGTACGGTCGAGCCCCGATGATGTCACCATCAGTTGAGCGGAGCGGCGGAGCCCAATATTCGCCCTCTGACATCTGGCGAATGCGGTCATTGTACGGTGTATGATAGCCGGACCCTTGATGGCGCGGCGAGCTGATTGTGGAAGTCATTTGATATCCTGTGATTTCGGTCTGCAACTATGATCCCCCGCACGGCCAAAAACTGTCCATAGATGCGGGGGACTCTTGAATCAGCGCGTCGACTTAGAGATGCGGACCACTCTGCCCGTTGCTCGATACGACAGAGCGTTGCGGAGATCCTGGGGCATTGGATGCCGGAACCCTTGCAAGTGCTCCTCGCAGCGTTGCGCTGATCTGCGCGCCCAGGTTGGCGGTGTTCGCTGCCGTCTGCCCGGTGTTGGTGGCTGTTTGGCGAGATGATCCGTCGATCGAGTCCAACCGTGTCTGCAGGCCGGTCATCCTGCCGTCCAGGTTGTTAATCGCGGCAACCACTGCAGCGCTATCCTGCCGATCGAGCGGAACTGACATAAAGCCGCTTGGTTCCGGCCGGAAGTCGGTCTCAGTGCCGATCGCGTCCACGGGATCAACATACGGCGCAAGGGCTGTGTTTCCGGAGACTTGGGGCATCTTCGGCATCTCGACCGGAGACCACCACGGCGCCGCATTGTCATTCGCGGGCATTGCGGGGAAGTCCGGAACCGCAAATTCAGCGCTTACGCCCGGCATCTTAGGCATCTCAGGCCACTCGACAGGGGCAAGTTTGCCGGTCTCGATGCCGTTCTCTTTTGCCCATTTCTGCAGCTCGATGATCTCGGCAGATTGTGCAGGAGCTTTGATCTGTTCCTTGCCGAAAATCTTCTCCTGAACCGCATTGTTCATGACAACCGGATCAAACGAACTACCCTCGAAAGGCTTCCAGGTCAGGATACTTGAGAGCCACTCCGGAGCGTTCTCCTTGATCCAGGCATCACCCTTCTGTGTGATCTGCGGGCTTGTCAGCAAGGCGATCCCGCCCGTCACCGCAGCGATCAGGCCGGTAAGAGGAGTCATCAGTCCTGCGAGAGCCACACCGGCGCGGACAGCCCAGCCACTCAGCGTCGAGAGACCAATGCGGAGGATTGCGACCGCAGCCTTGAACGCGCCGCCGATCTTGCCTAGGAGGCCGCCAAACCACTTTGCCATGCTGGCGAGGTATCCGAACGCCGCTTTCAGCAGATCCGCAAAGTGAGAGAAGATCCCGCCCTTGCCGGTCTTTGGTGCGCTTCCGGAACCCTTCCCGGTGCCACCTTTCTTCTTGGTGTCGGCATCGCCTGCACCAGGGAGATCGAATGCCCAGCCCATTTTGCTTTTTGCGAGGTCGACGGCGCCCTTGTAGATGCCGACAGTCGCAGCTGCAGCCTTCCAGGCCTTACTAATCGCCCAGATGCCAGCCAAAATGACGCCAGCCCATCCAGCCGCACCCAGCTCGCCCAGACCGTCGACCAGGGACGCAAACAACCCTTTGCCATCAGCTCGAGCCTGCCGGAACCGATCGAGTGCGTCTGCAAGTTGATTGATGGCAGCAGCAACCGTCTCCAGAACCGTTGCGGCGGCGGAGAGCATGGAGTCGGTGATCGATGTTCCAAGACTCGCAAGTTGCTCACCCAGTGACGCCATCTCATCGCCATTGGCGTTGATGCGCTTCTTGGTGAAAACGCCGATCATCTTGTCGAACGCGCTACCGACGCCTTCAACAGCATCCCGGAAGATTTCAAAGCTTGGTAGCTGTTCGTCCAGCCACCTAACGACGGGTGAGTCCTCGAACAGTGCCCAGACTTCGGACATCAGGGTTTTCAGGGTGTCATAACCAACCCGGAAGCCATCGGCCCAGGTTGCGGACCCGTCCTTGATGCCCTTCATCCAACCGGTGAAACGGTCATTAAATGTCGCCAGTGTCGCATCAAAAACGCCCAGCAGATTGTTTCCAGCGTTTCTTGCCGTATCACTCAGCCAGCCCAGGAAATTGCTCTCTGTGCCGTCCCCTTTGAACAGATCGGAGAATGCATCGCTAACGCTCTTGAATGTCTCGCTAACTGTCTTCCGGAACCCGGCCAGTGCCGGGAATGTTTCCTCAAGACCGTTCAACACGCCGGAGAACGCCCAACGCATCAGCGGCGCGGACTCTTCAAACCCTTTCGTGATATCCGCCCAGGCATCCTTGAGGGATTGCCACGCGCCGGAGAAGTCACCCTGGGTCAGCCGGTTGATCGCTACAAGGCCATCAGTAGCCGCATCAGCGAGCGCCGGACCCATGCGCCGGGACAATTCCGGGAAGACATCGGCGAGCGCGGCAACACCTACGGCAGCAGCTGCGAAGCCGGTTCCCAGGATGCCAAATTTCAGAAGTTTCATTGCGCCGCCGACTGCGGCGAGTGCTCCGCGTAGTGGCAGCAGTGCAGCCTTGCTGGCGATCGACGCTGCGGTGATGCCTTTCAAAGACTTTGCGAAAGCTTTGGCCTTGCGGGTGGAGGTCGGCAGAGCGGCGGCCATTGCGCCAAACCCGCCTGCGAGCTTCATCACTCCGGCTTGTACGGGGGCAAGTGCCAAATTGGAAAGTGCAGCAACTGGGCGGAGTGCGGTGCCCAGGCCGGACGCTGCGAGGCTGAGAGCCATGAGTCCAGGCGCCAACAGGGTCAAACCTGTGAGAGCCTTCAGAGCGCCGCGTGCGGCTTCCGGGTTTTCGCGCAGTGCGTCGGTGATCGAAAAGATCGTGTCCGCGATGCCCTTAAACGCGTTCTTGAATGTCTCGCCATCCTGTCCGCCCAGCGTCTGGAAGAACTCTTTGAACGCGTTCCCCATGCGCTGCTGCGCGTTGATTATGGTGTCGAGGTTTGAGTCGTATACGGACCCAAGAAAACCTGCGCGCTTTTTCATGATGGCGCGCTCGCGCTCTTCCAGGGAATCCAGTTGATCCAGGAATTTTTGGCCTGCACTTAACGTTTCAAGACCAAAGATCTCGCGCATAATCGTCGCGTCAACTTGGCCGGTCTCTTTAAACTTGCTGCGGATCTGATCAATAAGCTTGAGCGGATCGATATTGCCATCGGTCAGCTCGATTGAACCCTTGAAAGAATCCTCCAGCTGTTGCCGCATCTCATTACTGAGGTTTCGGCCATCGGCGGCCATGTCCACAGCCACGTCAACCCGCTGCTGCACTGACATCGTGTCATCGAGAAGCGTCTTGCGGATATCTGCGCGCAGCTTGTCCTCGCCCTCGATGCCGACAAGCTCCAGAGCGGTTTTGATCTTGCCAGACTGGATTTTTGAGATTTTCTGATAGACCTGATCGAAGTTGACTCCGATGCCTTCAAGCTGCTTCCGGAGCTTGGGTGTCGGAGCGGTCAATTTGATCAGCGCTGATTTCAGGCTGTTGCCCGCCTCAGCCCCGAACAGGCCAGCATCGGCAAACCCGGCAATCATGGTGGTTAGCTGCTCGATCGGCACGCCCGCGATCTGCGCGGCCGGTCCCGCCGATTTCATCGCCTCGAAAAATTGATTGCCGTTCATCGCGGACGAACCGACGGCTGCAGCAAAAAGCTCCATGGTGCCCGTCATTTGGTCTCGGGCAATTCCAAACCCAGCCATGACATCGGTCATCTTGTCCGCAAGTGGGCTTATATCGAGTCCTAGAGCAACGCTACCCTTAACGAGATCCGGCATCCCAGCCAGTATGTCGTCTGCAGACCATCCCGATTTTGTAAGCTCAAATTGTGCGGTGGCGATCTGCGGAGCGGTGACAGCGCCGGTCCTGGCCAGCTTGCGGCCTTGCTCCTGCAGTGCTTTCAGGTTCTCCGCGCTTTCGCCGGAGAACGCTGCGATATTGGCGTATGACTTCTCAAGATCGCCTAATTGGGTGACGGTCTGATTGAGACCAATCGCAGCCGGGATGCTTATCGTGCTCGCAACGGCGGCCGCACCTGCGAGCCGATCGCCCATATTCGAGAATGAGGTAGACAGGCGGCGAGCGCCGGTGCGCATTGCGCCCATTTTGGCATCAAGGCGCCGCAGTGCGTTCTCGGCAGCGACAAATCCAGTCGCGGAGAATTTGGAGCCCAGTTTGATCCAGGCCGTGAAACTTTTCTGACTTTCAGACATTGGTTTTTCCACATGGTTGGTCGTTAGTAAGATTTTACTTGACTTCACATGGAAATGGCTATAAAGGCCGGCGCCGCGGACTCAGGCAAAAAAAAATCCCCCGATCTCTCTCGAGACCAGGGGACGGGCGACCAAACCCCAGGAACAACACCAACAATCTAAGTGCTGATTAGCACAGTACCTGCGCGACGTGACTTTAATCAAGATCGCTGAAGTCGTATGATTTCCGCTTGGTTTTCTGCTGTTTCTGGTGCTTCGCGGTCAATTTGTCCCGCAAATGCTCCCAATTTGGTGCGAGAGCCTCTCGCGCTGATAGCGCATACACCACGCAATCCATGCCCTCTGATCGGACGCCTTGCCGTGGCTTCCAGAATTCCTTCAGCTGACCACCTTTCAGCGCAACCATGCGCACCTCTGCGAGGAACTGCTGAAATAGCGTATCGTCTTCCCTGGGGAGTCCAGGTCCGGAGAAATGAACATAGCCGGGCTCATTCGGATCTGAAATTGTGAGACGGTGAACCCAGGTTTCCTTCCCGGTGTCGGACCCGACGATATACAGTTTCGCGCCTTGGGTGTTTGTGGCCTTGCTATCAGACCAGAGGGGACGCTGACCGGATGCACCTTTGATTGCGTAGATGTTGCGGCCTTGCTTGCCAGCGCAATAGCGATAGACGTGAGACGTGAACGCGCCGGAATCAATGCAGGTCGCAGCCACGCCGATCTTGTGGCCTAAAGGATGCTGGTAGGTGTTCTTTAACTCAGCGTCCAGTGCAGGCCAGAGTCCCCCGGTCGGGTCTCCATAAACCTTCTTGTGCCCCAGGATGTAGATCGGCCCCTCTTGGCTCCAGCCGATGTATATGATCTCCGCGCGATCGGCTTGCACGTCAACGCCTGCGGTGATCAGGAGGACGGACTCCGGGATAGCGTCGAGTGAGAAGTCGCCGGAGCGCTTCATAAGGTCCTCGGCGGATAACTTCGTAGTGGAGTCACTCCATATCTGCCCGAGCACGGTGTTTTTGAAGGTCATGAGACGTTCAATGCTTGCGCGCTTCTCGGCAAATTCAGAGATCAGGATCGTCCAGGACGCTTCCGGGAAAGGGCTCAGCAGAGTCGAAACGTGAAAACCCGCGTGATCCTCGACCTCGGGGTTTTGCGCAACCCAGCGACCGCTCTCGACCATCTGGGCCTTGTGCCGTTCTGAGATTCGCTCCTTACAGCAGGCGCACTCCATGACGGTGTGCCGGTGTGTCAAGCTATCGTAATAACCCTTGGTCACCAGATCTGCGCGCTTGAATAACTCCTCGCCGGTCTCTTTGTCATGCCCTACCAGGTAAAGGCTCTCAAACTCGATCGTTTGCTCGCCCTGGCAATGCGGGCAAGGGACGAAATAATGACGCTGATCAGATCTCAACCACCGGGCATAGATCTCTGAAACGTCCTCGCGTGTGGGTGTGCTTCCCGCTATGACCTTCTTTCTGAGAGAGTTGCGGGTGCGGGCTTCCGCAAGGTCTGCAGCGGAGCCTTCGGAGGTCACTTCGTACCCATCTAGCTCATCTAGCATGAGAATGTCGACATCGTGCCTGCGGAGGCTGCGAGGCGAGTTGGCAGCCAAAATTTTGAGTGACGCACCATTTCCGAGTACCTTGTGAGTTAAGCTATCGCGGGTTGCAGTAGTGGCAAGGAGCTTTGCGGTCTCAGGACAGTTTGCAAACGCCGGATCGATCAAGTCCGCGCCGACGCCATTACAGTCATCGCCGGTCTTCTGCAGTAGAGCCACTTCCAAGGGGTCTACGCTGGCATAGTAGACGGCGGCAATCGACATCATCATCGTCATGCCGGTTCTTGCAGCCTTGAGGAATGTGACGTTCTTCGTGGACCTATCGCCCATCACGCGGAGGATCTCGCGCTGGTAGCCAATGGGCTTGAACACGCCATCTTTAGCATGCGCGAAGTATTTCTCAGCCCATTCATCCATGGGGAGTCTGGGCGGTGGACGCCAAAAGCTCAGAGCGTCTTCAGTAAGAATCTCGGCCGCACCCTCATCGGCATCAAACGGGGAGGCATAGTTATTCATCGGTCGAGCCATCCTTCAGCACGCGTTCGACGGCAATCTCGCCACCTGAAGCCAAATGCTCCAGAGTGCTGTGCACCTCGTTATCGATAATCTCAATCTGCTCATCTGTGAGCGACGGCATCTGCTTCCTAAGTCGCGAACCCAGCCCCAGGAGTCTTGACCGGCTTGTCGCCATTACGCGCGCCCAGGCGGACAGGATAAGGTTGCGGCTGATCACCTCTTTGCGGGCTTCAGCGGCCTTTATCTCAGCGAGGTTCGCCTTGTGATACGTCTCTCGAGCACGCTCAGACACAAGGTCATATTCGCCACCGCCTGATCTTCCGGCCGCTTGCTCTCGCATCCGCAGCGCATAGGCTTGGATTGTGTTTTGGACGTTGTACGGGAGATCACTCTCATTCTCCTCGCGGGTCAAAATGCCCTTCTGCGTCAGCTTCGCAAGGTTCTGTTTCGACATCCCCAAGATGTCTGCCATCTGCGATGCTGTGGCATACATTGTGCTAAAACCCGGAGCGAGCCGTTTTACCTTGCCCGTCATTGTGCGGGCTCCGGAGTGGCGTTTTCCATCAGGATTTCAGCGCACTTGATAATTTCCTCCAGGGACATTAGGCGCATTTCGGTATTCCCGTCGGGTGTCATGCGGTTGCCGTCCACAGTGAACTCGATCGGCTCGCCGATCGTCTTGAGAATTGTCTCGACGGTGCCAGGGTTTTTGCACGGCACTTGCAGCATTTCGGAGGTCTCGCCTTCACCCAGGTCAAAAATGACAGGTTCTCCGGAGAAAAACTCAGGGAGGTGTGTCTTAAGGCTGCGCAGGACATCTGTACGCCGCACGCGCGTGCCTTGACCTTTGCCAACTTTTACGATGTAGTTTGCGCAAGCGGTTGCAGCCAGTATATGGGTGTAAGCGTGGGTTGATTGAGACACCTTACTGATCATGTGCTCGCAGATACGATTCATGAACTCAGGCCCTCGACTAAGTGCCGCGTTGTATGCAGAGTTGTCAGCCCTTTCAAATGCCTTGCGTGAGTCATAGAGACCGGCAATCTCGGCAAGACTCTCATCGGTAAGGCTTCTTGGCGGCTGCCTCATGTGCTCGCAGATTTTATTGAGGAACTCAGGACCGCGCTTCTGCGCCGACTTATATGCGCCGCCATCCTCCTCTGCGAACTCCATTCGCGAGTCGTAATGACTAGCAATCTCGGCAAGACTCTCATCGGTGTGGGTGCGGTGAACGGGTTCCATGTGCGCACAGATGCGGTCCATGAACTCGGGACCGCGCTTGCGGGCGGCTTGGTACGCGCCGTAGTCAGCTCGCTCAAAAGACTTGCGAGTCATGTGGAGCATAGCGGCGGCGGCGAGACTCTCGTCAGTGTGGGTGCGCCGCCTTTTGTGCATGTGCGCACAAATGGCATCAAGGAATTCAGGACCACGTGCGCGCGCTGATTGATATGCGCCCGCATCCTTTGCTGCAAACTCGCTTTTCGAGTCATGCTGAAGCGCAATCTTCGCAAGACTCTCATCGGTATGACTGCGGAGCTTTGGCTCCATGTGCGCGCAGATGCGATTTAAGAACTCCTGGCCGCGCCTGCGGGCTGCGGCGTATGCACTTTCATCAGCTTTCTTGAGTGCACCGCGCGAGTCGTAACAACTGGCAATCTCGGCAAGAATCTCATCGGTATACTTGCGATACCTCTTTTTTAGTTTTTGGGGAGATGTTGCACTTTCAGCCGTGCCCGGCATACATTCTAAGGACATCTTCGGAACCTCTATTTCCGTGGGTGCTCGAACCCGGTATGCGCCGCCAGCGCTGCCGGGTTTTTTCTTGTTCTGAAATTAGAGCTCACAGCGCCTTAATTTGGCAAATCAGCGTCAACCCCCTCGAGATTCCAAATGGCGATTTTCTCTCATCGTAAAAATACGATTGATTAATGGAATCAATGCCTCGCTATGCATTTAATAGCGCCAACACCCCTCAAAAAATCGTCCAACAATGAGAATCGGCAAGTTGGCCACCCGTATCAGAGCCGCTTTCTCGTTCTGAGGACCCGTTTGTTTTCAATAACTTAGCTTATATCGTGCGCGATCAATCCACCTACCTACCGTTTTTGTATCATTTTGGGACACGAGATCGATCGGGGGTAGATAAGGGGTAATCCATAACAAATACTTATGGATCGAGCTGAGATTCCTGCTGCGATCAGGTGTGACTCACTGTCGAGTCTTGCGTCAATGAACACACTCGAACCATGTTCCAGGTAAAAGAAAAGCGGCCAGCTTGTGGAAGCTAACCGCTCTTGAGAACGCTAACGTTCATGAGATTTTGAGGGTGTGCCCTGGGGGCTCAAATTGCATGCCGGACATCAGCCGCGCGTGAACATGCGATCAACGGCACTGAACACCTTGTCCCGCATAATGTCGACCGTGGGTTCTGCTACGCTTGGATCAAGGGCAGCTCGAGAGAGAGGTTTGGAGTGATAGGACTCGCCGATAGAGCCGGAGCCCTCGCGCTCCGCCATGAATAGACCGCCATTGGCGCCATTGCGGATGAATGCAGCCTCGCGTGTGAAGATCTTGCGCCTGCCATAGTGGTCAACCGTAACACCGCTTCCACGATAGTCCGCAGTCGGGCTTTTCTTGCCCACGGCATAGCGGGCAAGACTCCGGTTCGTGCGGTCAATGAATGTCAGGGTGGCTTCGTTTCCAGCCACCTTGCGTTTTGCCTTCTGCCGGAACTCTTTGGCAATGCTGCCCCGGCTTCCGACTTTGCCCTTGGAATTTGTGACCTCGACGGCTTCCCGTATCGCAAAGCGCTGGGCATCGCGGGCTCCAGTGCGGAGCCCTCTGTCGACAGCCTTGTTCGTATCCTTTGACGTGCTCCGGAGATCATTCAAAAGCTTGTCAAAGTCAGTGCGGATCTCGATCACTGCTGCAGCCCTGTCATGTCCGCATTCAATTGCTCGCCATTGCGATCAGTTGTGAACCCGATCGTTTCAAGCGGTCCAAACACGGCAGCATAATCCTTGCAGTCAGGTGTGATCAGGAGGACGTACTCCAGGCATCGCATAGCCTTTCGGTTGTTTGATGCCGATGATGCCATCCTGAAGCTTTTGGCCTCCAGGGTGCGGGCATAGAGTTTTTTGAAGCGCTTGGCGTGGACGTTCTGCGAGTGATCGAAGAGAAGATCCTCGACCTCCTGCTGCAACTGATCGAGCTTGGCCTCAAGCTCCGCCGTGGTCTCAGTTGCCGCACTGGCATTCGTCACGCCAATTTCGATCACAAGGCTTTGCAGGACCGGCCAGGGGTACTGTCCGCCCAGGCCAGAGGCCTCCAGGTACGCTGCAGCCTCATCGGTGTATACCAGGATGAATGGCGCATCCTGATCGCTCTCATGGTGCTGCAGGGCATCCTGGCGACTGTCAAAGACGTTCTCACCGGCGATAGTAGGCCACGGCGCCCGGCCCAGGTTTGAGAGCGTGGCCACAGCTGCGCGGCGGAGATCTGTACGCTTGAGACTCATTGCGCAGCCTCCGCAGTAACGGCGGCCAGCTCGATGCCAGATGCCTCATGGATCGCTTGCAGTGTGGCGTTGTCGCCTGCCTCAATTGAGGATTGAAGCTGCTCAAGAACTGCGACCATGGCTCCGATGCCCCCGATCGCCAGATCCTTATGCTGGGGCATTTGACCTATCGCGCACATATGCTGAATCAGTGCTGTTGCGTTCTCCGCGTATGTGACCTCATCGAGCGCACTATCTCGCGTCTCAAGTGCTTTCCGGTGCGCTTGCGCGTCCGCGAAAGAAAGAATGTTGTTCGTCATTTGGATTCCTTGTCGGTGTCGGTGTCGGCCCCGGTCATCGTAATTGCCGGGAGTGTGAGATCGCCGATCGGGCTTTCCTGGGCGGCATCGCGGCCAAGCTTGCCAAGGTCTGCCAAAGTTACCCTGGGAGCGGCCTTGCGGCCGAATGGATTGAGGTTCATCAGTGATACTCCAGCGGGTGCGTTTCAATTTCGATCTGTGATGTCGTATCGATCACGCCCAGAGCCTCCTCGACCATTTTGCAGGACTCGAAGTAGGCGGCATTTGCGTGCCGGATACTCGACAGATCAGACTCCGCCAGATTGTCAGCAGCTCGGGCGATGGCCTCAAAATATTGACGCGCTTCGTGCGCGAATCCGCGTGTTGCCATGTGGATTCCGATCTCAAACATTTGTTCGTGATGAAAACTTTCGCTGCCAACCCTGCACAGGTACATCAGCGCTGCGCGCCACTCGGTAAATTCAACGACTGACCAGTCTTCCAGGTCTTCGAGTGCGGCTTTTACTTCCTTGGCTTTATAGACGTTGGACTTGTTGCCCTTGCCAAGCAGGAGACCGAACGTCTCCTTGCAAATTGGTACTCTCACGGTTAATCACGCTTTCTCTCCTTTGCTGATTGATTGACATTGATGGTTAGATTTTGGCTTGCGGCCGGTCCTCGCTGTTTAAGACGGTTCGAAGCAGGTGGTTTGCAAGGTTGGTGACCGTGCGCCCTTCTTTGGCTGCGATGTTTCGCATCATCGGCTCGATGTCGGATGCAAGACCGACTTTGAGCGGGTGCTGCTTGGGTGTTTTGACTTCCATTCCCTCAGGTTCCTCTGATTGCGTGGGCTTCATTGCCTCACAATTATGATCATCCTATGCGGCCCCTGAAATGGTCAAATCAGGTCAAATCTGGAATGGAAGTGAAAATTTGAACTGCGGGGATAACCCGCCCAACGCTTAGACAAGCTCAGCGCTGGGCCATATTTCACGCAACGCCGGGATGCAGGTGTTCTTATCCACCCAGACTGCAAACTCGCCGGTGTCGGTGCGGACGGTGACGCGATCCGTTAGATTTTTCGGGATAGATGCCTCATTCAATCCCGCCGTGGCAGCGTCAATGTCACCCCAGAGACCAGCTTCCACAGCCCGCTCAGCGTCGGTAGGCCAAACCTTGATGGTTTTCCCGTCCTCGACCTTAGAACCCCTCACAACGCGTTTCTGAGGCTTCTGTGCGGGTTTCTTCTCATTGCCAAACGTCGCAGTCGGGAAAGCCTTCAGAACCTTCTCACGGGCCTCCGCTTCACTCTCAGCAATGACGTATGCATCAGCCGTGACTTTTTGGCGGCCCAGCGCAGCCGTGTACGTCACCTTGATGGCGTCCGGCAACTGCGGAGCCCATGCATCCAGAAAGCGGTTGATGGCTCGCTTTGCTTGCTCGTTACTCTCACCCACACCCTTGAACGCCATATGCGCCGGGCTTGTCGAAATTAGATTGTGTTCGAAAAATGACGAACGCACCACCTCATCGCGTGGTGTTGCTGGTGTCCATTCGCCCGAAAACGAGTTCTCTCTCGTAAGAACAGTTTTTGAGCTGCAAAACCGTGAACCCTCTAATAATAGTACTCTCTTTAGGAACCACGGTTTTTGAGCTGTTTTTTGGTCATTCTGCGAAGTAGCTCGTTTTTCTTCATTAGAACAATCACTTAACCCTCTCAGAGCCCATTCACGGGACTTTTTGCCCAAAATGCCCTTGCTCGTTTTGAGGGTATAGTCGGGAAAAAGCTCGCTAAGGGTGTTCAGCAATTCATAGCCACCCCTCTCAAAATGTGACGAATGTAAGGCAATATTCACCCACGAACCACCTTCAGCCTTCACCTTAACCGTGCGCCAGTCGGACATATCGACGTTTACGTGTCCAAGGATTTTGAACGAACCACCATTGCGGGATGCCTCATTGGCAGCAGCAACAAGCGCCTTTATTTCTGGGTTGTTCTGCGTGGCGTCATCAATCCCCTCCGCAGTCATCTTGCCGACATCCACGCCGGTCAACCGCTTAATAGAGCCCAGCGCTCGAATACGTGCATCCATCAAACCACCCTTGCCGGTGATCCAGATGCCAGCCCCCAGGAGCGCACCAACCCATGACGCGGCGGCCTGATACTGTTCTCGGGTGAATGTGCCATCCACCACGCCGACATCGGTTGCGCTTAAGATGATTTGCGTATGCTGTTGATCTTCATCGATCCAGATGTCCCGGCTCCGCTTTGCAGCCTGATAAGGTTCACCAACGGATGTGGATCGCCGAACAGCCTCGACCACGGGGTCGGGATGATATTCGCCAATGTAACCATTCCGTCCGCCGTTGCGCTTTTCATAAACCCTACGCTCAGTTTCATACATATGAGGTTTCATCTCCTTAGTGTTTTCAATCTCATCAATATCCCGATCGGAAAGCATCCCGGCATAACGCTCCGCAACATTCCGGCGAATTGACGGCCGCGACAAAACGACAAGAGAAGCGCACCCCTTGAAGTGGTTAAGCCCCCGCGTTGCGTTGAAGTGCATTGTCGAGCCTTCCGGCATACCGTGCGCAAGGATCTCCTCCTCTACCCTCTTAGGACCTACCCAGCGGGCTTGCTCGCCATTGACCATGGTTAGAACGCTCATCAGTGCAGCATGATCCCGGCAGCGTTGCCGCTTCTTTTGATTGCGCTTGTCGAGCTCATCCGCCGACGATCCGGCCTCATAGCCGGAGCCCTCAACAAACTTGGAATATGAGAACCACGAGTCAAAACACTGCAGGCGGGTAACGCCCCGCCCATCGCCGACAGTGATCTTCACCTCATCGATGCCGGGGAACCTTCTCTCAAGCAGGAGGGGCTCAGCGCTGGCATCAAGAATGAGTGCCGGCACATGACCAATGCGATCCCAATCGACATCTTTGAACAGCCATGTGCTCGACATGATCCGGATTTCATCCTCCTCCTTTCCAGGTTCTGAAAGGACTTGGATCTCAGCGACTCTTTGATCGTCACTCTTTGAACGCTCTCGGGCCTGCCGGATACCGGCGATGATGCTGCGGATGCTCCGGAGTGCCTGATTGATTTTCCGTTGCTTGCCGAACTTCTTTTTGATGACATCAACGTCCGCCCGGTGCAGGCCATCGCCCTTGTTGATCGCCCAGGTCAAACGCCAGGAGAACCGCTCCGCCCGTGTCAGCGTATCGGCGCTTACGGTTGCGGTGCTCTCGATGCCGAAAGCCTCCGCCGGTATCTCGCCCTCAACAACCGGCCAATCTTCTTTCAGCTTGGCATATGTCAGCTTGTCGAGCGCCTCCGCGTCCTTCAGCCATCCCTGAAGCTTTACGACAGTGTTGCAGAAGTCCTCGACCATAGCGCTGGGCGCGCGTTCTACACCCTCCGCCGTCACCAATGACGCTGCATAGTCGGGATTCCGCTTCAGCTCATCTGCCCAATCGGTCTTGAGGCTTTCCACGTTTACGCCCTTGCGGGTATCGATAAACGATGTCGGTGTCACCTCATCGATGACCACAAGGTCAAACTCGCCGTAGAACGTCCTCTTGCCATCATCCAGGCGGTAAGTGCCGGACGGAAGATTCTCGATCGATGCATCACCGGCCACGATGACGATGCGCTTACCGGCACAATTCTGCTTATGGTATCCGCAAACCGGAGCTTCTCTCTTGAATTCTGGAATCTCATCTTCCGGCTTGCCCAGGAACTCATCAGGAATCCAACGCGCAGCGTGCGGACAGAAGCCGGTGGCGCCGTCACCGCAAAGATCGTTTCCAGATCCGCCCGCGATCGTCAGCTCCGCCCGCTCCAGCTTGCGCGGGCACATGAATGTGGAGTCGTCACTCTCCGGATCGACCAGCTGATCAGGTCCTTTGTAGTGACCGATGATCTCATCGGGGTTGAAACCCTCCGCTTTGAGGTATCCGGAAAGCTCCTTAACCGCCTGCCGTGCGAGACCGTGGTCCGGGATACGCCACAGAATGCGCCCAGGTTCCGAACGGTTGCCGGTAATCTTTAGTAATTCAGTTGCGAGCATGTAGGCGTTCTGAGACTTCCCAAGCCCAGCGGACCCATTGACAACCCGACGCGGAGGTTCCGGGTGTGCCAGAAGCTCCTGCTTCGGTCCGATGTCAAAGGCCTCATTGCTCTCTCTTATTTTCTTATTAGCCTTGCGGACTTCACCCTTGGCCGCCCACCATTTGCGGACGGCTTTCAGAAACTGCTTGTTGATCGCTTCAAAAACTTCAGTGCCAGCCTGCAAGGAGTCGTTTAGCCGCGCGTGCTTGCCCTCTTTGTGGCGTTGCATGCCGGGCTTGGCTGACTTGTCAATCGGCTTCGGAGTGTCGGGGTCCGGTTGCGGACGTGGTGCAGGTTCCCACGGTGGAAACTCTTCATCAATTTCATCTTGAAACAGCTCAAAAAGCATGTTCTCGGCCTCATTATATGAGACTCCGAACTTTGCTTGATAGAGCTTTGCGATACCATAAACACCGGTTGCCTTATCGACCACACGGCCCGGCGAGATCTCAAGCCATTGCGTGCGCTGGGCTGTAGGCCTGTTCGTTGACGATTTGCGGGTTGTGTTGACCGCGCGGAATCCATTGCCAACCCGCTGTATCCGGGCAAGCTCCAGTGGACGCATCCACCGCGCCATGTGATCGAATGACTCTGTTGCAAGATCTTCCAGGTACTTTGAAAAGCCATCCTTCTCATAGCTTTGACCGGAGCCAAGTGCAGAGCCCTTTCCGGCCAGATCGCCATGAACGCCCAACGCATCGAGAAGTGCTTGCCATGCGGTTTCATTTAGGCTTGGAAGATCATCGAGGCTTGAATCTTCTAGCGCGACATCGCCAACCCAGCGATAGCGTTTCCCAGAGGTGTGCATGGACGGCGGGACGATTGTTTGACGCCCGCTTGCAAGGATGTCGATCAAGTGATCGCCGACATGGAGCTTCCCCGGTAAGTGAAGGTCCGGATCTTCCAGTCGGACAAATACAGAAACACCCTTGCCACCAACCTTGGCAACGTAATCACCGCCCAGGCTGCGCGCCCAATCTTCCACGGCATCAACGATTCCGGGGTGGTCTGTGTCAACGTCAACGCAAACCAAGCCGTCGTTTAGGAGGACGCCGATATTGTGCGGGTAAGGGTTGCGGAGATTGTCACTCAGTCGCTCGACAGCGGTCTCAGCCGTGACGTTCTGCCAGCCGTCCAGAGGTCTATAAACCGGATCTCCGCACTCCGGATAAGGCAACCCGGGCCTGCGTGCGATCCATGCAAATTCTTCATCAGGCTGCCAGGGGTGACGAACCTTGTTTGCGCGCGCTGGCAACTTTCCGCCGTATGCAACTTGCAAGAACGCAAAACCGGCCGCAGCCAATTTAGGCGCAGCCGTATGAAACGGTGAATCTTGGGGAGCTTGAGTCTCGCAAGGGGCTTGATTTTTGCCAGTTTCTGCGAGTATATTGGGGTCATAGGCCGCAGCGGGCATTTTCTTTTCTTTCGTGCTTGCCAAGGCTCTGAGGCTCTTGACGTTGTGGTGGCGTTAATCCTTAGCGAATTCTGAGAGGTCGCTTGTCTTGCCGGACAGCGGCCTTTCTTCGTTTTAGGATCGAAGAGCGCTCCTGAAGTCTCCTCCTTTACGCATCGGAGGAGTACCGACGCGAAGACTTCAAGAGCTAGTGAAAGCAGTCTGCGGGACGCGACAAACAATGGTCAAGCCACCCGCAAGAGGCAAAACCGCAGCTATAACACATGGTTATGCCGCGGTATTTTTTCATAAGTTTTAGTTATAAATGATCACCACAACGGGTCCGGCTCCCTGCCATCACGCGGCCTCCGGCACGGGTGCCGTCACCAGACCGTCCGATCGCGGCATCATCCAAACGATCTCGAATTCTTCGCGGTCATTCAACGCGACCAGCACGTCACTCTTTTTGATGTCGGCATAGTGAATGGCGGGGTTTTCGTTGCGGCGGCCAGGACGGCTTCCACGAATGGAGAACTCACGGGCTGTTTTAAGGTCGGTTGTCCAGCTGCAGCCCAGGTCAATTGACGCCTCCTGCCCCCGGTAAACGCGGAACGTTTCCGGAAGCGAGTCGTAGAATTCCCGGTCGCAGTCCTTCATGACGGCACGGGCAATCTTGCCAAGGTCGAGATCCGAACTCGGCAGACCGAACTGATGATAGAAATACTGAAAACCACCATGCGGCACAAAATCAAAACAACTCATGTGCTCGGCAAGTGACCAGATGAAAAATACCTGCTGAAGGTCCCATGAACCCATGCCGGACAGCTCCAGATCTTCAAGTGCGGAATAGACCGTGTTTGGCCGGTCCCAGGACGAGTCAAAACCTATGTCGGCATCGAGCTTCTGCATCAGAAGTTTGGCGAGCATGACGGTATCCGGGTGAAGGTCTGTTTCTTCCTGCAGCCGGAATGATGCGTTTTCAATTGAGGTGAATTCTGACATCAGCCCAGGCCTCCCTCTGCGATCATGCGGACGGTTGACCAGCCGATCGCGGACCCGGCCAGTAGGCTGCAGATGTAACAATAGAGGGTGCTTGCCGTTTCGACGGCGCTTGATGTAATGTTCATAAGGTCAGGACCTTTCTTCTTTGCTGTTGAACGTTTTGACATTCCAGGCCGGTTAGGAGCCCCAACTCCTAATCGGCTTTCTTTTTAGCCCGTTTGGGCTTTTACTCAATTTTGAGTAATACCCAGTTTTGGGTAATTGCAATAAAATCAGAAACTTGCAGACATGCCCTGAGATTTAAGGTCATCTCGCTCCCCAATTTTGGGGAGCAACTTACAAGCAAACACGCCCAGGGAAATTGTCATGCGACTCAGCCGGGTCAACATGGATGCTTTCCGCCGTGATTTCGTTCTGCCCGGCAAAAACAGCGATATCACCATGCTCGCTTTTGACGGCTCCCAGGCGGTCAATAACCTCACTGATCTTGAGAGCGATCGGCGCCGGTCCCTTTTCATTCCACGCCTTGTCACGATCAAATAACTGCGGCTTGAACGCGCGCGCTTCGACGGGCGATGTCATTTTCGGCGGGTCCAGCTCGCTGCCGTCCTCCGCGCGGTATTCATCGGAAAGTTTGCCGATCAACTGGCGATCGTCCTTTTGATCCCGCAGCCATGCGACCACCTCATCGCGATCCCAGATGCGAGAGCGCCCACCTGGGCGCATAGCCGCCGGGAAAGTCGGGATTGCGACGTACTTCTCCGCAGTGCGCTCGCTTACGAGGCATAGCTCAGCCACGCCGGTGATATCGATTGTGTGCATTGAATTAACTCCTTGGTTTGGTGCAACTGAATACATGATTGCTGAAGTAACCAACACGAGTCAACACTTCGAAATGAAATATAGAAAAGTCTATTGAGAGTGAAAGAGAGTCTTCGAGATTGTTCTGGATTGTATTTACTTGTTTTGGCTGATTTCTGCGACTCCTGATCAGGTGATATTCATTTTTCTATTATCCACAAGGGTTGGGATAACTTGCCGCGGCAAACGCCCAGCCCTCGCCCGGCCGCTATGCGGCCCTAGGCTTCACCGCCTTGGGCGCCGGGCAATGAATGACAGGACAGTCATCAAAAACCTTCTCGACCTCCGCCCGCTCACTGGCATCCAGGCCAATCGTGACCGCGCAATGAATGCCGTCCAGAGTCGCCGCATCATACAGGTCGGAGAACAGCGTATAGCGCCCCAGGCCTCTTGCAGGCTTGCTGAAGTGATTGTCCCGGATAGAACCGGCTAACCTCGAAACCACCCTCTGCCCGACGATGACAAGGCTGGCCTCGACCATCATGCTCGCGTCGAAAGCGCCCTTGCAGTCTAGGACGTATCCATCGCCCTCACCCCTTGCCAGGGCATCGCTCACCGCATTTGTGGACGCACTGAATCCGTCCTTCTCAGTCGGGCGATCAAGGGTCAAACCCTGGCGGTCTGCCTCCCAATAGATCGCCAACTCATCTTTGACGATCGCCTTCAGGTCTTTGTCTGGTTTGCGGGTGTCGATCGAGGAGATCAGCGTTTCCTCGCAGATGCCGTTCGGGGTTGGCAGTGCCCATAGGACGGCATCGGGGATTGGATTCGCAGACAGGACAACTCCGGCGCGGCTTGCATTGCAGTAAATCATCGGGAAGGCCTCCTTTCAGGTTGAACTCTGAGAGGATCGCCCGGCGCATATAGAATGATCCAGCCCCCGCCCGGCGCCGTGAGTCATGTCACCGCCCGGCGCGATTCAAGCCATGCGGTCAATTCATGCTCAGCAAAGCCTATACGGCTTCCAGACAGCTTGAACGGTTTAGGAAAGCTTTCGTCCCGCTTCCGAATGCGGGCAAGGGTGGCGATGCCGATGCCGAACCTCTTGCAGACTTCGGCGGGGGATATAAGTTGCATGTCCATTTTGAGACCTCCTGTTTTCAGTCGATCTCACCAATAATCAGCACCTATCAGCGATAGCAACAACCCGAACACATCATATTGTGCCGCGAGTCTACGCCCTCACATCATGTGGCGATCAGTCGTTTTAACTCAGCCTCCCAAGCCATCGCCACGCCCCGCATCGCTCCAATATGTTCGTGATCGTCGCCCACGTTGTAAGTGCCAGCCACCCCTGCCCGATGCCCTGAAATGTGGTTCACAAACCGCTCGACAGCCTCCGCCCGGCAACCTATCCGGCTGCAGTGCGTCGAGAGCGTCCGGCGCAAATCGTGCGGTGTGAAGTGCTCCAGCCCCATGGCCTCATAGTTTCGGTTGATCGCTTTCGACATCACACCCACCGCCGTTGGAACCCATCGCTTGGGAATCGATCGTGTCAGGGATGGAAAGATCAGATCGGTTTCATCGCCGCGCTTTCGTTGCGCCAACGCCCGCGCCTCATTGATCAGGTCGAGCGCCATCGGTGACATCGGCACGATATGCTCCTCGCCGTTCTTGGTTCGATCAGCGGACAGGAACCACAGATCATCTGCGATGAATTCAGATTCCCGCATCCCGTAAATCTCCTCTGTCCGCTGGCCGGTAAGTAGCCGGAGCCGGAGAGCGATCTTTGTCACTTGATCAAGTGGAACCGCGTCCAACCCATGCCAGAACGCTGCCACCTCGTTTATGGTTTCATTGACGCGCAGATAACGCTTGCGCCGTACTGGTTTGATTTTCAGCTTCCGGCCAAGCAATGGGTTTTCGGCAATCCGGCCGCGCTCATGGGCCTCATTGAACAGATGCCGGAGCGTTGCGAACAGTGCCGACGCCATCCGCTTTTTATCCGCAACCTCATAAGGCTCCCAGACCGACGCCAGGACGCTGTAATTCACCTTTGAGAGCCTTATGTCGCCAACCTTGGGAAGGATCACGTTATCGAGTTGCCGCTCGCGCTCGCGCAGCGTGTTTGGCTTCAGATCGATGATCGTCATATACCACGCGACCAGATCCCGGATCGTCTCCGCACCTTTGAGCTCTTTCCGGAGTGTCGGATCGTCACCGCCATCTACAATGGCTTTCACTGCGAGCGCCTTCTTGCGGGCATCCTTCACCGGCAATGCTGGCCACTCGCCCAGCTCCAGTCGGCGATTCTTGCCCTTGCCGTCCTTACCTACCTCAACCGGCGATCGGAACCGGCAAACCCAGGTTTTCTTTCCGGCCGGTGTTACGCGCAGCTTTAGGATGCCAACACGCCCGGCGCCGGTGTCGTTGATATCGATCGGCTTCTCGACGGTGATCTTTTTGATACTGCTTTCGGTAAGTGCTGGGATGTCCAT